TACAGATGATGGTCAGTGGGGACCTAATACAGAAAAAGCTTATCAGCAATATATCAATGAAAGAAGAGGTGCTCAAGGTTTAGGACAGTATATGTATGATGACCTACCTATTCAAAACCGTGGCGGCGGTGGTGGTGGAATAACTGAAGGAATAAACAATGAACCAATTATTAAGGCAGGAGATGAAAATATAGATACCAGCGGTGGAAGTGTTTTAGACCCTGATAGCGAGGTTAGTCAACAGATGAATGAGGAAGACCAAAATAAATATTGGGGACCTGATGCACTTTGGAAATTCTTTGGAGCTGAATAATGGTTGATATTTCCAGTGATATAGAAGGTGATGGCAGTTTATTGTGGGGTCCACAACCATTATCTCGGAAGTTGACAAACCCTTTTACGAATTATATTACGGATGAATATAATTTAAATCCAGATATGACCCCAGGGCCTTATAAATCATTGTCTAATGAGGAAATGAATCCTTGGGACCCATGGGAAGATACAGATGAGTATGGAAGAACACCAGAACGAATACAATCTGATGAAGCCCAACAAATAAGTTTGTATGGAAGCACAGACCCTAAGGATATATTAAAGCATAATCAAGAAGCTGTTAAATACGCTGGAGGGGATAATGTCAAATATGCAAAGATGAAAGCGGACCTACAAGCAGCTAAAGCGGACCTACAAGCAGCTTGGGGAACAGGTCTAAAAGGTCTTAGTAAAGGGTTATTAGGACTAGCAGACACAATGGGTCCTGAAACTACGCAATTGCATGACTATATTTAATGTTTACAGGAAAAGCTCTTAATTTCATAAAACGACAGGAAAGTAGATTAAAGGTTGATAAACACCATTCAACTTGTGATTGTTTTTGCGAGAATATCTACAAATGGTCTAGATTTGTTAGGCATATAGAATCTGACAATGATAATGGAGCAGCTGCCAGTACAACATCTGCTAAAGGCGTATATCAGTTTACAGATGATTCGGTGCAAACTGCAAAGAATAGAATGTACAATATGGGATTTGATAAGGAAGATATAAGACAAATAAGTAAGAATCCCCATCATTGGATAGATGAAGAAGCAGATTGTATGTTTTTAGCTAATATGTTTGCACAAAGAGGTTCTGATAAGCTTTTGAAGAAAGTAGGCAATTTAGACTTAAATGCGATGAAAGAGGCATATTACAAGTTTCATCATACAGACCCAGATGAAGCTACAATTAAAAGGGTTGACAAATTAATGGTTGTGTAATGTATACTATTGATATACATCATAAAGGGGACAAAGAACCTACTGTATACAGGGTTTATAGGCAAGAAGAAGCGGATAGTGATAAAATAGAGTATAAATACTGGAGAGAAGCTAATGAAGGGGAATATGGGATATCAGATGACAACTACGTGGCTAAAGTCATCTCCAAATCTATTTATAAACCTACTAGCATATATGTTCGTTTTCCTTATGGTTACACCTTTTTTAATCCTAAGTACAGCTCTGTACTTCTTAACGCAGCTGGTCGTAAGTCCAATACGACTATTAGTGGGAAGACTAATTGGGAAGTTATTCAGAATGGTCAAACTATGAAGAATTTAGCTATGGTTTATGCTCAAACTATGAATTTTAATAAAGCCATAGACCATGTTATCGATAATCCTAGTGATAATCAAAAGATAATGTGGAAAAGGAGAATGAAAAAGGAGAAGTTTAAAGATATGGTAAGAGATGAATTACAAAAGTTATTAAGTGAACATGGATTAACAGAAGATTACACTCTTGATTTATTTGAGAAAACGATTCAAACAGCTAAAGCAAAAGGAGATGTTACGAATCTTATGAGAGCCATAGAGAATCTTCAAGATATGCATGGTATGAAAGATAAGCATTTGGTTAAAACAACAGAGCAAATAGAATCTACTAGCAATGTTAAGCTTATTGATGAGTTAAGAGAAACTGAGGATAAATTGATTGCTACTAAAACTACTATAAAGGAGGACAAAGATGCCTAAGATTATTGCGAAATTGCTTAAAATGGGTTTCTCTAAAGCTAAAGCAATGCAAATGGCTAAACAGTTCTATCGTTTACCATTAACAGTACAATCTTCTATAAGTGGTAGGGTATTATTTCCAAAGTTGGCAAAAACTCTTAGTCCTTTTAAAAAGGAATTTAGCGAAGGTTATAAAGTTGCTAAAAATGTTAAGTTTACGCCTAAGGTTAAAATTAGTAAAAACTCTTATCAAATATATAAAAATAAAAGCGCTATGCCTGAATATCAGAAAGCTTTTACTGGCTATATCGATGCATCTAAAAAAAATCTTAAAAATCAACTTTTAACGGATAAATCGTTTAATAAATTTGTAAGAAATATAGAGGAAGGATATAAAGGGGAAATGAAATTTTTCGATAACAATTTCGCCAATCTACATCTTGAACCACCTCAAAATAAAAGAATTGCATTAAGGTCTTTATGGGATATTTGGGGTAATCATTATAGTAGAAATATTAACAAAACGATTCCTAGTTCAAAAGTGGAAAAATTTAAAAAGTTATGGGAGGCCGACCCAAATAAGGCCAGAGATTTTATAAGAAAGGATATGTTTACTCCATATCTTGATAAACTGAAAGACCCTGTAAAATTAAGAAAACTCTATAATACAAATATTAATTCTTCAGTTGATATGACTCCCATTACCTTTAGGAAAATAAACCGTTCTGCTATAGGTACTTGGATTCAAGTAGCTCCTAGAAGAGGGCATTCTATTACAGAAAGAGCCCATTTTATGCAGAATCCAACTGGTTATGTAGTTATTGACCCTTCGAGGGTAAATCGAGGAAACTGGACAACACTTGTACATGAATTAAAGCATGGTGTTCAAGGAGACCTTGGATATAGACTGTTTCCAAGTGTTATGAATAATACTAATCATATATATAAACAACCACTTGCCTCTGGAGCAAATAGACTTTTAGGTAAAGCAAATCTTAATGTTAAGAAAGGATTTAGAGATTGGCATAATGGATGGTTTACAAAGGGTTCTGAGAAAAGCTCTGTATTAAGTGAATATAGAGCTCATAGTCCTTATGCCCAATCATTAATAAGAAAATTACCTTTTTCCCTTAGTAGAAGTACTCTGAAAATGAAGGCGCAGGGAAATTTTATGTTTGGAGGAGCTAGGCAATTAAAGGCTGCTGATAAGATTATTTTTGGAGCTGTTCCACCAGGGTTAATGGGACTGGAAGATAAAAAATAATGGATTTTGAGGAAAAATATGAACAATTACAGGCTTTAAAGAAGTTACGTAATAATATGGCTTTATTTGGTAAACATTGCTTTCCTACTGCTTTAAAGAAGACTACACCCCCATTTCATACAGATATATATAAATATCTAGCAGATGAAGAGAAAAAGAGAGTTCTAATAGCAGCGCCTCGTGGAACTGCTAAATCAACAGTAACTACACTTATATATCCATTATGGAGGGCAGCATTTAAAACCAGTAAAGAAGATTTATTTATAGTTATTATATCAGAATCACAAGCACAATCTATAAACTTCCTGTCTAGGATTAAATATCATTTGTCTTTTAGTGAAGAATTTAGAGGTATATTTGGAGATATGGGACCAAATACAGCACAAAGATGGACACATACAGATATTATACTTGCTAATGGAACAAGAATTGTGGCTGTAGGAACTGGACAAAGAGTTAGAGGATTCCTACAAGGAGATACTCGTCCTAACTTAATTATAGTAGATGACTTTGAATCAGAGTTAAATGCTTTTACTCCAGATGCAAGGGCTAAAAATAGGAAATGGTTAACAGAGGCAGTAATACCCTCACTATCAGATGATGGTAAAATAGCTATGATTGGGACGGTTATATCGGAGGATTGTTTCTTGTGTTGGGCAAAGGAGTCAAGTGCTTGGAATGTACTATGGTTTGCTATATGGAATGACGATGAAAAAAGTATTTGGCCTGAAAGATTTCCAAAGGAACGTATTTTATCTATAAAAGAAGAATTTAAGTCTGTTGGTAATATTAATGGATTCTTTCAAGAATATATGAATATAGCTCAGTCTCCTGACGATGCTCCCTTCCAGCCAGCATGGATAAAAATACATAATTGGGAATATAAAAGGATTCAAGGGCAGAATTGTTTAATACAAAATGCAGGAGATAAAGATAATGAAAAGATTAAACCTGTTGAATTATATACTGGAGTTGACCCTGCAAGCTCTTTGTCTGCTAGGGCTGACTATTTTGTTATCTCCACTATTGCTATTGATAATGAAAATAATAAATATGTCTTAGATATTTATAGAAATAGAATATCCCCAGCAGAACAACCAAAAATGATAATAGATACATTTAAGAAATTTAGACCTCGTAGGATTAAAATTGAAACAGTGGGTTATCAAGAGGCACTAAGAACAGCAGTTAGAGAATTAATGAAGGAGGATGGACTATATATTCCAGGATTAGAAGCTGGGGTAAAACCAAGAAATGCTAAATCAGAAAGACTTTTATCTTTAGTCCCTTTGTTTGCTAAGGGTACTTTTTACTTTAGAGCTGAAGATACTCATGCTCAAGCAGAGTTTTTATCTTACCCAAAAGGAAAACATGATGATATAATGGACTCTATTTGGACAGCATTGGATGGCGCAAAGCCTTGTAGAAGCAAGAAATTTGAGCGATTATCTGAAGATGAATGGAGAAATCCAAAGAAAAGTCTTGATTGGATGACATTATAGTTCGTAAATTAAGCAGATGGCATATAGTGAAAAAGACGACAAACATGATGTGGTAAATGAAACCTTAGAGTTATTTGACAAATATTCATCTAAAAGGGATACTTGGGCTCAACATGCCAAGGAAGATAAAGAATTTAGATTAGGTAGGCAATGGTCTTCTGAACAAAAAAGGGTATTAGAATCCAGAGGTCAAGCTCCTATAGTTATAAATAGAGTTCATCCTGCTGTTGAATCCGCAAAAGCTATGTTAACATCTAATAGACCATCATTTAGATGCGCTCCTAGAGAGGATTCTGATAATAAGATAGCTCAAGTACTTAGTAGTTTACTTGCTTATATGTATGATGTTTCTGATGGAAGAAGTGTTATAAGACAAGCTGTAGACGATTATTATGTGATGGGTGTTGGGTATATGCAGATATAT